GTCTGGTTAAGCGAGGGGAGTTCTACATACGCAATTTGCATTATGTTAAAGAAAACTAAAATATGATCTAAAATATTTAAATGAAACTAAAATGTAATATAAAATATCTAAGTCTAAACTAACTAGTTAAACGTGCATAAAAAACCTACACACAAGGTCTCAGTTTCCTTAAACTGAGAAAATCGGGTTTCTAAAATTAAACATCCTTGGCGTTGTCGTAACCTGGACGAATGATTTTAGGAAGTGTTGTTCTAATCAAAGGTTTGCGATGAAATTGCGGCACGATCGGTGGTTGGGCAGCTAATGGACCAGAAGGTGGAGGATTCGCGTAAGGAGTGCCACCGTACACGTTTACTTGAAAATCTGAAGCGCATGCTTCATAAACTACAACTTCGACATCCGGAGCCACAGTAGCGGTTGAACGCAAAGGGTTTTGAACAAAAACTCTTAAAGTTCCAACAGCAGTTGTGGGATCGTTGGAAACCGCTCCAATATATGGAGTGCGACGTTGTGGAATGGGAGACAAGTATGGTAACTGTACAGCTACGGTAGCGCGACCTTCCGATAAATCGAGGGTGGTAAAATACGATTGTGTAGCATCGGCGTACGCGACATCTTGCATATCTGTGGAGTACGATATCAGAAGTTGTCCTCGATGCATCTGTGTGGCGTGAACATCAAAAATCATAATTTTCCCACCGGTCCAAAAGTTAAACATGGCGCACAACTCAGTATGAGTACCTGGCAAAGATGTGGTTGGAACTCCTGGTGAATTGGAGTACTCCGAAATTATTTTTCCTGCTTTATCCGCAGCGCTCCAAGAAAAACGACCTACAATTGATTTGGTATTTTGCAACAAATTGTAAATGTCGGTTTCTGACACTGCGCTTCCAAAAACTTGCTTGTCCGGCAAGCTCATTCCATTGTGATTTACGGTAGTAAATCTTTCCGTCAATACTGGTATATCACAGGCAATGCTGAAGGGTCTACGTCTTTGTTGTACCAGTTGATTTTGTTCTGTAATCATGTGAGCGTCTAATTCTGATCCAAGTTCTGATACCTTTTCTACCAGCGGGAGAGTGTTTTCAATCGCTCGTCCAATAAATTGTAGCATACCAGATTGTGCTGTAGTCGTCATAAAGTATTCGGCGTCGTGTTCGGCAGCCACTTGTTTAACAGAGCTAGGGAGAAGAGCCGTACGTCTATACATAGTAGGGTATTTAGTGTCACTGGGAGTTCCTAAGAACACACCCATGTGAAAATCATCGCCTACTGAAACATCCACGTTAAGAATAGGGGTTCTCGGATCATTGCTGTAATTGAATAAAACAACAGTGACTTCATCAAGTATATCATACTGCGGATTTGCTAGCAATCCAGTTTCTGCTGTAGGTAACGCAAAATATGGTTGAGTCCAGGGAACAGTGACCATTCCCATTGACATTCTATCAAAGGTTTGCAATCCACAATTTGATGGTTGTTGTCCATTAGAACGAGAACCGACTGGATTAAACGAAATTTTCCCATAAATGTTGTCAACAGCGTCTTCTAAAGAGAATCTCAAATTGACACTACCTCTAAACAAGCCAAAATACCTATCAAAGCCACGAAAAGCTGCGCTGTAAATATCTTTCAAGAGAAAGGTACAAACTGTGGCCGCCTGACGTTGTATGCCGACTCTCAATCTACCTGCCATTTCCCACCGCTTCAAAAGTTGCATCAAATCGCTAGGAGCGTCTTGAAAATGTGAAACGGGTGGAGTACCAACAACTCCTTCTCCAGCACACATCATAGCAGCGGGCATCTCCGAAGGTATTTCGTTAATGTCACATAGAACTGACTTGACTGAAACACCTGACTGTGGTTCGGTATTAACCATATCAAACTTGAGTGATTTATACGACTGCGAAGGTATGATCTCTGGAAGCTTAAACTCACTGTCCATTAATGAAACGTAAATTGCTCCACTGATAGTTCCTGGATTATCTGGGCCTGTTTTAAGAGCGGAATTCACCATAACAACAAACGAACCAAGTATATCCTGCGAAGCATCAATAAATCCTGCGGGCCATCTGAATGGAATTACATATTCTAATCCTTCTTCTTGAGACAACTTGTGTATGAGTCCCCCCATGTTCACCAAAGCTGGTATGGTTGGCTTTCTATAAAAAGGAGTAAAACCCATTACTAGTCCACCAGCATAAAAAGGGGATGATTTTATGACAACCTTCACAAGTAGTGTGCCTTTCCAGAATCTTGTCACGTCGAAAGGTTCTCGCTGGGCTGGCGTAACGAGAAATTCTTTTGGAGCTTCCACGCTTGAAATAATCGTTCCAACTGAATCTGCGGTTGACCACACGAAGTCCTTGACGTAAGTAAATTTTTGTACCAGTTTCTTTAAGTCCCAATTCACATCGTTCATGTATACTTCTGAACGAACATTCTTTGATTGGATTATCCTTTCCCCTGTTTTTACCGGTTTTGCTTTTGTGGAAGGAGCATCTTGCACACTAGCTCCCACAGCGTCTGTCATGGTCTTTCCAGGAGTTCCTAAAGCTTTATTGTCAATAGTCTCATTACTTATTTCACTAATTTCTTCGTTAACCGGAGCTGTATCAATTTCTGTTGTTCCAAGTTTTTGTTTATCTAAAGCTGTCATGGCTAGGCCTGATTGGTTAAATGTTTCTATTGTTTGTATTGGAGACATGTTGTATTTTGCCCTTTCTGTCGCCGGCATTCTTGGTTTTTCCGTGCTAGCGAGGGTGAAAGGATCTTCTTGTATTTCACGCGATGCAAAATCGGTGTGGGAGCCTGGAAAACAATGAAAATTATTCCAGATTACAGATAACTCCTCATAAGTTGGTAACACCAATCTCGGTTCTCGATCTAATGCCTTGTTTCGGAAGTCTTCGAAAACTTCTTCTCCATGGAAATAAAGAGAACGCAGTGAACAAGTGGCGTTGTCTTGCGTGGCTTTAACAATATCGTTATTCTCACGGGTAAGCCTAACCCAGTAAGTCGATTCATATAATGATGCCTTCTCTGAAACAGGAAGAAATGCTCCTCTTTCGTATCTAGTACCATTTTTCAGAAAGCTCAATTCAAAATAATTTGTAGATTCAGGAATGTTCTGGGACTTGTCGGCTGCGGTTACCTGCATGTTGCGCGAACGTAAATATTCAGCAACAGTCTTACCATTATAAAATGGTAATACGCGACTGTCCACGGTTGAAAAAGTATCATCTCCTCCCCTAGTGCCACGGGTGTATTCGCGGTAATAACGCATGGGGAGAAGGGTGGGTTTTTCACGAGCCATGATGTTGTTCCATGCCATTCGATGCATCATTTCATTAGCAACGCAGTTGACCAAGTATGTAATGAGTATGCCTGACGGTAAAATACCATCACCACGGAAAACAGTTGAGCCCCATATAATATATGGAGAACATACGTATTCGATAACTGCGGCTTCTTCCTGAGGAAAAAGAGATTGTCCCGCAAGCAACAGCTTCGTACTAAAGTACAAAAGTTGGTGCGGCAAGGATCTATCATAGAATCTGAAATCAAAATCAAAACCTCTATCCCCCACTTCTAGCATGTGTTTTGACAAATAATGCCAATCAAACGATGCTCTATCTAAGGAAGGACAACAAAAGGAGTCTCTCATCTCTGCGTGATAATATTGCATAAGAGCGGAATAGAAATATCGTCTACAAATCAAATAACCAATAGCATTCCCACAAGTAAAAATGCGAGTACGGGGAGTAGCTATCTTTTCGTGTTTCAATCTCTCGTCTTTTAATGATAAAACATACGGCAAAAATGGAACTATGCCTTGCTCAAGCTGGTTAACAGCGAGCTCATAATCTTCGATAATCCGAGCGCTGGGAAATAAACGACCTTCTCTTTCTTCAAACAAATCTGATTTCTTAAGGCCTTCTTGCACGTAAGGATAGCCACATGAAGTATTCATTGGCATCCTGGTGTTTTGAGGAATATGTAACAGTCCATTCAAACTTTCCATTAAATCTAATTTCTTGGTTGGAACTATACTCTGAGACTTAATTCGTTTAAAATCTTCCAGCATCGAAACATAAGCGGAATTTAATTCTGCTGGTTCGAAAGCTGGCTCAAATGATCTACCATAACCCTTGAACATCTGCTGCCAAAACGTAGAAAATGTCTTGTACTCATCATTAATGCGGGGATCCCTGTGAGATAAAGGTGCTGGGGCGGTTGTAGCCGGACCCATTAGTTCATATAATAGAGATGGTTGCAAATCTGTCTTCGTCGGTTGGAAAAGCGGTTTCTCGATCGCTCCTACAACTTGAAGAATGCTTTCCTTGGGTAATAGATCGGTTATCGCAGCCTGAGGTTCACTATAAATAAACTTGGTCTCGACATCTCTAACGGTATTCTTGCTCATTGCGTTCTTTAGCGACTGACGTGTTACATAATGAAAATAACTGCCGCGGGAATTTGCTGCGGTGTGTATTCCTAAAATTGGCGTCTCTTGAGTATCTGGTCTAATAACCAGACTTCCACATGATGCATCGCGACCAGCATAACTTGCTTCGGCTAAGACATGATATCTCTGCATTTCACCTTCAAAGCGTGGAGTTGAAATTGAATCCTTCTTGACAGTGCCATCATTGAAAATAATTTGTCCGTTGTATGTATGATCCAGATTGTACGGGATGTAGTCAATCTTCCTGACCGGAAAATTGGTGGTGTTGTACGTTCCGTCCCAAAAATGTTTCGTAATATCTTTCTCAGCACTAAACATGGAAGCTGGAAGTTTGTATAAGCAAACGTCTTCGCGGTACAAATCTTTTGGCAAGACGTTACCTTTCCGAGCTAATGCCTCATCAATGTTACCGGACAATCTCACAAGTGATTTTCGATCAAACAAAAATGATTTCAACAAATCTCTCCAGGTCACCTTGGTCAATTCTATCTTCTCTCCTTCTGCAATCAAATTTCCACGGTAGTCTGTAAACAAATGATACGGAACCAAAACGTAATGTCCTCCAACAAAAACGCAATTCGTGATTTTTCCTGAACTTGATACGTGCATAGATCCGGTGGCTTGTACTAGCATCTTCTGCTGACCTTCTGATATGCCTGATTCTTCATATGTCCTAACTTGAGCCGTTCTAGCTTTCGCCGTACGTGAAGTTCCTGATTCTGCGTCACTTGATTTCGAAACAAGCTTAAACGCTCCAAAAAGAGCTAAGGATGAAACAATGGTGACAGCAGCACATTTCGTGAACGAGAATAAAATGTCCTTCAAATAATGATAATAACCACCTTCTCTGCGTAGAAGATTACCTGCCATGCCGTAAGTGTTCGCTGCTAGTCTCCTAATAAAGTATGCAAAGGAAGCAGCTACTGCTACTGGGGCTCCTACGAAAACTCCCATCAGACAATTACTGTATACAGTGGCGAGAAAGTCTAAAGGAAGGCGTGATATTCCTTGTTGTCTGGTATTCACTGTTGACGGAATGGTCCGTTCACTGTGAATCCAGGGTTTCTTCGATGGTTCAATAATGTACTTCGAATAAGCTGCCACAAAATCTCCGTCTTGTTTCCAAGCATCCCTAATCTTAGGTGCAGCCTCTCTGCCAATATTGAAAGTGGCATCAAAGTCTGTTGTCAGTAAATCTTCCACCATTTCCGATGTGTCTCGAAATTCATCTCTCTTTTTCCGATAAAGAAGAGAAGTAATATTTCTGGCTGTTTCTAAGTCTACAGTGGAGCCTACAAGCGATGTGAACATCGGACATGAATTGATCTTAAAAATGTGTTTCGTAGGCTGTTTTGGGTCATATCTAGCGAAGATTTCGAAATCAACGTCATACCTCCGCTGCAAAGCTTTAAAATCTGCTAAGCCGGCTCCTGCCCTTTCGGCTGTTGTATTGGTACACAGTACAACAGCGTCGGGAGTGCAGAACATTCCCTTAATCTCCGGGCCTGTTATGGTAGCAACTGTCACGGGATAAGGAGCTGTAGTACATAGTGATATTACATTTAATGCTTCATTGGTTTCTGAAATGTTTTGCATGAAATCGTCGAAAACGATGATTTTCTTTGATGCCATGCCAGGTTGATATTCTGCTGCTGAATTCCAAGTGTGAGTCATGTCTTCCATCTTCTGAGACACGTTTTCTTTCTCCCCAGGACATAATTCTCTTGACAATAATACTTTCCACAAAGTAGATTTTCCAAGACCGGCTCCTCCTGACAAAACCAAACATAGAGGTTCATGTTCTCTAGTGACGGGAGGTGGCGGAACGTTGAAAGAATCTGTTAATGCTTTTTTGTATTGTAACCAAGTTACGCCCATCTTCTTTCTTTCTTTAACGTATGCCTCAGCGGCGGATAATTCGGTGTAAAATCTTTGTCTCATCGTCGATAAATCTTCTCTCTCTCGAAAATCTGAAGTGTCAGTGTAACCGCTGCTTATTCCCATATATGTCATGTACGTCACTGTAACTGCATGTACAGGGTTGTCATCAGTACACAACTGCAGTTCCAACCATTCCTTGTGACTGGCACATTCACCATAAAAGATCTTCATTCCACTTTCTACTAAGCGAGTAGCTATCCTGTGAATGTCTCCTAAGGCTTTGATACCCATCAAAATGGGCATATTTTCCTTAAAAAAGATTCTTAAAAATGTTATACCAACGCCTAAACTCTTTGGAAAAGTCGATAAAATATTTCCAATAGCGTCAAAAACTTGATTGATCCCGCTTTCTGGTTTCGTGAAGGAAATGTGTGCATTGTCCTTTTTCCTAGTAGATAACAAAGCGGTATTAACATCATAATCTCTCTCAGTCACGTTCTTGAAAGCGGTCGTAAGTCCAGAATTTTTGATAATCTTAACCAAAGTTCGATTGTCGGGATTTCTAAGGCCATTAAGTTTATATTTCAAAATGGTTCGCAATACTCCATGTCCTCCTTCTCTGTAAGTTTCCAAAAACAATTCTCGGCCTGATTGCAAAGTCATAATAGCGTGTTCTCTATTCTGATGTTCGTATTCCTTTAAATGCATTATGGCTTCACCTAAATACAGCAGAAATTTAGCTGGTGAACTTCTTGATTCCCATAATCTGTAAAGGAAAATGGGATTGAGAACATAACAATAATCATAAACTAATCCTATGAAATAGCGAAACGCTTCGAATATCTGTTTTAAAAGTGCTTGTAAAGCGTGTTGAGCGATATTCTCATAAACACGTTTTTCTATCTCTGCAATCTTGTCGAGAGCTCTATCTCGCATTTCTGTGTACTTCTCTCTAATGGCACGTCCCGCGGCAACAAATGGATGTGCGACGTTGGACAGCGCTGCTCCTTGTTGCTTTGTTTTGATTAAATCCTTGACTGGAACGAAGCGATTTTCTATTTCTGGAACATTTGAAAAAAGCACACTTTTCTTTGGAGGTCTCGGTTTAGGAATTGGGGTTGGCTTTATCGCTGGTTTCAAGGCGGGCAATCTCTTTACCGATTCTGCGAATGTAGTTGCAGCTGGTTTGGATATAGACGCGAGAAATCTTTTCCGTGATTCCTTCTGTTCCTCCGTTGGTAGGGGGGTCAAAATTGAATCGAAAGATGGTTGGACGATAGTGTTGCCTAATGTCATTCTAACCTGAGTCCTTTCTATGTTATGTTTGTCGTAACACATGTTAACAAGCTCATAATTATACTGAGCTCTCTTGCATCGAGTGCATGAATAAAAAGAACAGTGACATTCGCGGTTTGTGTATTTTGTGGTCGTAAAAGTACCACACGAGTTACATTTTGTGGCTTTTGATATAGACTTGTCACATTTGTCATGGTCACAATTTATCACGTACTTATCTCCGTCCTTCTGAATACGATTGTTCGCTAGTCCGTGCGGGCATTTATGATATTTTGCGTACATGTGAACACGTTGATTGAGATTTACATCTAAACTTGGATTGGTAAGGCGACTCTTTTCGAGTCGTCTCTGCAAGCGATCATGATAATGCTTGCGAGCTGCTTCGGCTTTTATTTTCTTCTCCTTAGCTTTTATTGCTCGTGCTGCCCGTATTTGCGTACATGCAGCGTCTCGCCTGTTGGCTTCTGATGCCAATTCGGCGGAATCCTTGTTTTGCTGTTCTATCTTTTCTTCGCGTTTTAGTTGACGTTTCTGTGTTAAAATTTTGGTCTCTGAATGGCCGTTAGGATCGTATTTAACTGGTGCATATTTAGCTACACGCCATTGAGATCTGCTGGGGGCGTCGATATAAGCTTCGACTGAGCTGGTTTGGATAGTCTTTGTAGACATGGTTTAATTGTGGAAAAACTTCGCTGGCGTTTCAAATCGCGGACGAGTGTTTAAACCACCTCACCTCGCATATCCAATTCTGCGGGTGGATAAAGGACATGACAAAATCATGCGCTCTAATGGAATTAATATAATAATTAGTGTCTAAATTCCGACAGAACACTAATGCGGTGACTAAGCGCCAATACATCTAAATTGTGTATTATGTCTTTCTAACTAACTTTCGTTGATAACTTGCATTGGTTGAATAAAATTGAAAGTCGCGGAGACACTTCAATTTCATTAATGTTAAACAAAATACGTAGGGGTAAC